CTACCTGTCCTTTTTTTCAATTCTAATAACTTCTCCTTCCTGATCCCTAACGATAAGTGTTTTTTCTGTGCGTAAAACCGTCAGACGATAATCATTCATATTGAGAGACGCTTGACCAGTTTGTACTGCCATCAGAGCTAGGTTGAGCTTTTCTTGTTGGCTGCGATAATATGTCAACCTTGTCTGACTTTGCTCCAAACTTGTTAGAACCAGTATGACAATAGCTACGAGGAGTCCTGTTGCCATGACACTCTCAAGAGCGATGTAAGCTTTGACTTGTTTTTTGATAATTTCCACTCCCTAGATAAAATTGATAAGTTACCCGTTGATCAGTCGTCTCGAATATTATCTTTGCTAAAGAATGATTTCCTCCCATTTGATCAATAACCAATTGCTGGCTATTCTTAACCCTTATCAAGTCAGGTATTGTTAACGACTCCTCTGCCGCTAGCATTTGTTTCGAAGAAATTGTCAAAACCCGTTGATCATGTTCCAAAATAGCCAACTTTTGTTGGTGACGATAAAAGTGCTCAAAACGAGTGAAAAAAAGCTGTTCCTGAGCCCTTCGATAACTACTTGTCACAGGCACAGATAACCCCAAGACAATAAAACTTGTTACTGATAGCGTTAATAAGCTTTCAAGCAATGTATCTAAATATCTTAGTTTAAATAAGAAGAAATCTCTTTAATAACATCATCAAATATCTCAATACTTACCACCTCATGAGGCTGTATCTTCTCGCCATCTAATACAAAATCAAATATCTTTCCATTCTTTCTAACAACATTCACGGTGTCCTCAAACCACCCCTTAGCTTTTCCTTCTAAAAAGATATACAGCGTTTCATTCATTTTTATCCCCCTTACTTATATATCCGGAAAAAGTCCGAAAAAATGGACTTTTCATAGATGGTCTATTTAAAAAGACTTTATAAAGCCCTTAGGTATAAACAACCTAGGGGCTTATTTTGTCTTATCGTATTTCTAAACTAAACTGGCTTTTTAGTCAGTTCATAAGTGATACCATTGATGGTAACTTCAATACCTGCAATGGTAATGTCAATCTGGTCTTTGCTACCGACACCAATGTCGGTAGCTTTATCAAACTTGTCCAAAGAACCGTTTTCCTGCTCAATAGCCTTGAGACGGCTGGAAGCTCCAACGATGTAGCTATCAAAGCCGCTAGCAGCATAATCATAGACAGACCCACCGACTTTAAACATGCCTTTGACAGCATCGCTAAAGGTTTTGGCTCCTGAAACCTTGTAGCTACCTCCTGAACGTAGCAGGTAGAACCAATCTGTAAGAAAGTCATCTACAGAGGCATAGTGCATATAATGTCCACCCTCATTAGCTGGTCTTGCTGTTCCTTGGGTGACAGTCACACCACTTGGACGCTCTCCTTTACCAGTCCATGTCATGCCTCCCCAGTTGTTATCTGCCTTACCTACGGCTGAGGTACCCCAAAGCCCCTCAAAGTGTAGAACGGTAATAGCGTAGCTAGGTAGGATATTGTGTTCCTTACACTTAGCAAGGATAACATCAAGGACAGATTTTTTCAGGATTGCACCGTTAAAGGACAAGTCACCATCTTCTTTAGTGATTTTGGTATCTGTCGCTTTACCAGTTGCCCCAGTTTCCTCTGTCTTGGGTTCGGTGGATGAATTTACCACCACGCTATTAGATGGCTCTGATGGTGTTTTAGAGGTGTTTCCTGATGTACTAGTTTTTAGCATTTCGGTTACTCTCTTTTGAACAGCGTCATACTGGCTCCCAAGTGCCTTTTTACGGCCTTCACCGTTACCGTGCTTACCAGCAATCACTTCCTGCGCCAGTTGGTCAACTGACTTTTGAGCTGTCGTAGATTTGCCATTGATGACTACCATGACAGCATCATATTGATTACCAAGGGCTGCCTTACGCATTTCTCCGTTACCGTAGTTACCAGCCAAGGTTTCCTTAACTAAGGTATCGAGACTTTTCCCAGCCGTTGAAGTTGTTGCTGGGGTGGCTAAACGGTAAACATAAGAATACATCCAGCCAGCGCTAGCAGCGGTCTGATTATAATTGTCAATCGTAATGTTGTTGCGAGCATAGTTACAATGGATAATGTTATCCGCATCAATAAACATAACAACGTGACCACCAGCTCCAGCAGACTGACCACGTAGCCCCCAAATAACAACATCACCCCTTTGGCTATTCCAATCTTGATTTTCTGCAATCAATACATATCCATTTTTGATAAGCCAATCATGCATATATTCTGTATTTACAGCCCAGCCAGCAGAGATAGCACCTGCTGACATCAAAGCATAATAAATAGCACTTGAGCAGTCATAGGAGCTTGGACCATTTCGGTAATCCATGGAATAAGAAACAGCCCCTTGTCTAGCTACCATCCAAGAAATGGCTTTTTCAGTCTCTATTGCCATATCACTGACCTTTCTTCCACTCGTCATTCATCCGTTTAACAGCAGCTTCAATAAACGTTTCTAGCTGTGTTTCTGTAAGGTTAATATTGTATTGAGATAAGCCATCAATAACAGCGGATTTTGCTTTAGTTAGTTTGTCTTCGCTTGTCAAGTTTAATTCATTTGAAACTTGTTCAACAGCTTCAACAGCATTACGTGCGATAATTTCCGTAATTTTAACAGCCTTTTCGCCCCCCTTTGTTAACAAAAACTTTTTAAGTTGATGCACCATATAGCCTATAATAATACCTGCAAAAGATAAAAAAGTGGTTGTCATTTGTGTTGTGAAATCATTCATTGTTGTTCTCCTTTTTTAGTTGTTCTAGATTTGAAGCAGGTGTCTGAACTTTGACACCTGTTTTATCTATTTTGATTGTCGCAATATCAAACTGGTCTGTATCCCGTTTGAGTTTTTCAAAAAACATTTTAACAAATGATGGCATTGGTAGCCCAAGCTGCCCCCAGTTCTCAATAATTGAAATGCCATAAGCTGCGATAAAGAAAAGAACAAATGCAACGGCAACGGCTTTTGCCCCTAACAAAATGAGATAAGGATAGACAGTATAAACTAGCAACACAACAAGAAAATGTTTTATGATGCCAGATAATCCCTTGGTGCTGTTAGCTTTTTTATTAGTAATCCCTTTGACAAGTCCTGTAAAAATATCAAAGCAGACAAAAATTGTAAAAATATGAATTTCCAATGTTTTTGTTAAGTCACTAAACAGATGAGCAAGATTACTCAAATCAATAATCATAGACATGTTACTCCTCTTTTGACTCAGTTAGTTCTTTGATAAGTTCTTGATTGTCATCTCCAACAATTAAAACAATCTGCTCTTTTACTTTAGTTTTTAAAATAGTTGGTACTTTATGAAATGGGAAACGTCCTTCTACAATATTAATGGCAAATAATTTAATCATCATGTCAATACTCCTTTGTTGTAATAAATAAGCTTTAGCTTTCGCTAGTAATTGTTGTAAAGTCTTCATCAGAGATAACTCCCTTGAAATATAGTAGAGTGATTAGTTCTAAAATAGAAGCTTGAGCCGTTCCTGATGTCTTCTTCTCTTTTTCTATTTGAGTTTCAATCTTCTTAACAGCTTCATTTGCCCTGTTTGTAGCAGCATCACTTTCTGCAATCTTAGAATCTAATAACTCAAATCGCTCATCTTCTGCACGTTGCGAGAAATTTTTGTTATAAACAACATCAAGTGCCATTGTTAACAATTCTGGTAATGACTTATTAATAGCATCTGGCTCAAAAAAGACAGGGTAATAAGCGCCATCAGCGTTTGTTAAAGGTACTCTTGTTCTATGTGGTTGTCCGTTGAGATAATCAAGAGATGGCTCGCTAGCTAATTCTAAAGGTAAATTGTTAATCATATTAAGACCTCCTTTCATACTTTCATTATCCCAATAGTTAGTGGGATTTTTTACGCTGTTCTGCGCCACATATAAACAGTGACGTAAGGCTGTAAGTTATTGTGCGGCTTATTACCACCGACACTCGTCGTAGGCAAACCCATAGTATAGTTTCCTAGTTTCGCACGCATAGCACTGTTATTTCCATTTTCCCAACCCAGAGCAATTGGGCTACCAGCCGCCTCTGTGTTAAATTGATGAGCATGTGATGGCATTTCTTCCACAGTAGTTTGATGGGCTTTTTCCCCTCCTGTTCTATTAGGAGAATTAAAATCACTGTCGTATTCATCAACACCAACCAGCGTTTTACCATTTGCGAAACGTTGCCATGTACCACCCATAGTGTAATATGGGTTAGATGAGCTAATACTAATGTAAATAGAACCAACAGGATAAATCATATCCAATATTTCAGTTTTAGTTAGACTCGGTTTTATTTCGTTATTTCCTACGTAAAACTTCCCACCAATATAGCCATCACCAGCCACATCTATTGAACCGGCTCTACCTTGTTCAACGATTTTTCCGATACCAACACGCCCATCTTTGTCATAACTCATCACAACACTTTCTGTTGCAACTGTTGCTGAAAATTCTGTACTTGTGAATTTATCTGATAATGTACCTATTACTACAAAAGATTTAGTAGCAATATAATTACCAGATAGATTTGCCTGTGAATTTGTGAGGTTTGATACACTTGTCCAAACACCAGAAGCTGAACCATTATCAGATGTGTAATATATACTACCAAGAGGGGCTACTTTGAATGATAGTGTCATAACATTTTTCTGATTACCATAAAGTGAGATAGGGGATATTCTAGCATTCCTTATAACTTGAATTATATTAGGACTTGCTCTAGTTCTAAGTGCAGTAAAGCTAAAAATTGGCGCAAAATACTCAATGACATTAATTGTAATATCTTTAGCATCTGATTGCCTACCTCTGCTATCAAAAACACTTGCACGGACAGTAGCAGAACCATTAAAATTCATAATACCTAGCGTACCGCCATTTGAGTTTGTAACTTGATTTTTATTTACAATCTCAGCCTTATATCCAGTTATAGATGAGCTGTAAGAGCCACTAGCACCATCAAACGTAACCTGTATGTTTGAAATAACTTGCAAGAAATTATTACCAGATAATAATCCCCTAGCAACTCCATTTGTATCTGTTAAAGTAACACTAGAAAGTGTAGGTTTCATGCTAGGCGGTACACTTGCTGTAAATTCCACCTGCCGTGTACCAGTCTTTGTATTTTCATTATACGTATCAATGTATATCATCCCACTGCCACTTGTTGAATTTGGGATGTCATTGGCAAAGTGATTTGGAATTGTCCAAGTTGTTGTTGTACCAACATCCGTTGCAATAGTGCCAGTTTTATTAAACCAAGAGTACCTTAATGTGTGAGTATAGCTGGTACTTTGACGATTAATGTCAATAGTAAACGGACTACCAATCACAACATCTTCTACAGTAATAGAGCTAGCTCGTGGAATAGTCGTTAGTGTAAACGTATTGCCACTAATTTTTAAGTTGCCAGGAGACCACCCACCAGAACCGCTAAAACTTGCCATTAAACCAAAACTTTTTGAGCCATCTTGGTTGTGAGATATTGTAACCTTTCGTTCGATTAAATTGATAGTCATATTGTAGCTTAGCACAGACGGGCTACCGCTCCAATCTAATCTCTGGCCATTGAAATCGACATACGCTGAACAGTTGTATTGTGTAAATGTAGTCGTTGTATTAAGCAAATCAAGTTTTACCCTGATTTCACTTGTATTAGCTACTACATTTTGAGATAACTGCTCTATAGTGAGTCTTAGGCGATAACCTCTATCACTATTTGACCAAAATTCAGCCATTTTTTACCTCCTTATCCAACATATCTAATTACGTTCATATCAGCGTTTAAGTGATACTGTTCTGTTCTAAATTTTCCAATCTGTACTGATGCGGTAAAGATACCATTATCAATATGGATAACTCCTTGACTGATATACATAACCTCACGACCAGCAGAAAACATGGAAATTCTATCACTCGATACCTTGATAGTTGAGCTAGCATCATTCTTACCGATAATCAATCCCTCATTGGTGCTTTTCATATAGGTATCAATGAATGTTTTTAGCTCTGCCAATCCTCCAAATTGTGTTGTTAGCAACTCAATCCTTCTTCCGGCTTCAATCAAATCTTTTTCAGATTTCGCTGTATCTTTAGCATTATTTTCAACAAAAGCGTTATAGGCTTTTTCCAATTCACTAAACGCCTCCATTGATGCTTTTGCTTTCATCTCAGCATCTAGGAGCTGTGCTTTTTCATTTAGAGCATTTAGTTGCTCTTGCGTTAGGACTTGGTCAGCTTTACTATCAATTTTTTTATTAACTTCATCTAATTGTTCTTCTGAAAAACCTCCCTTGTCCCCCTTTGACCCATGTACACCAATAATAACTGGGGCGGTAGTTTTACTTGTACCATTGGTGTAAAGTTCAACCCTATAATTCCATAAGTAGCGTTTTTCCTCTGTCATGGATTGTGGGGTAGTTGTCCAACCTGAACTATTTTCAGTAATACCAGTTGATGCTACTGTAGCTAGATAGTAGTTAGTGACATTAGCGATACCATTACCGTCTGAACCCTTGATTAAAGTCCATTTATACACTCTATAATCTTGGCTATCTGACTGTGTATAATCGGTGTATGTTCCAATGTATGTTTTATTATTACTGTCAGTTGTTGAAAAGCCTTGTGAGCCATTATTTGATGTTGAATAAGCTATGTGTAAGTATGGCGTTCTACCATCTGCACCAGCTTTACCTGCTACCCCATTTGCACCATCAGAGCCTTTAACAAGTGTCCAGTTATAATCAGATGGCGTATTGCTATCAGTAGCATTAAAGTCAACGTACATACCGATATAAGAACGGTCAGAGGCACTTAAAGAGAAATCCTTGGAACCATCTGCACTGTTGGAATACGCAATATGGGTATACTGGGTACGACCATCAATACCATTTTTACCGGGTATGCCCTGCTCTCCTTTTTCCCCTTGCAAGCCATCAAGACCACGTTGTCCGGGGTCACCTTTATCGCCTTTATCGCCTTTTATCTTTGTCCACTTGTACTTTGTCGGGTCTGTACTATCGTTTGGCTCAAAGTCAGTATAGATACCGATATAGAGCTTATTGATTGAGCTATCAAGACTAAAGCCATCTGTACCTGTTGCATTATTTGCCCACGCTGTATGCACATAGGGCGTGCGACCATCTCGCCCCGGTGTTCCCGGCGTACCAAGTTTGCCATCAACAACATTGACAAATGAAATCTCATCAACAGCAACCTCATCATTGCCAACATAAGCTGCTACTGTCAAAGTTACTGTATCAATTACACTTGAGCCTTTAACAATGTAAGTCATGCCTGTTGTTACTTCTTCTTCATTCAATGACCAACGCCATGTAACACCAGCTACTATTGGTTTACCACCTTTATAAAGAGTTGGAGTAACAAGGCTTTGTCCTATTTGGTTCTTAAAAATAACGCCATTGTCTGTTGCAAGTTTAATAGTATAAGGTTTAGCAGCCTCAAAAAGTCGCTCAAAGGCTGATTGAATACCACTAGATAGATTGTTTTTAAGTGCTTTGAAATTAGCAAAAGTTGTTCTATTACTCTTGGGATTAGTAAAACTTATTTTCTGGTCTGATACCCTAGCTTTAATCAATAGAATAGGTGTAAAACCATCATCATAAATTCTTACAGTATCCCCAATTTCCACATCAAGGAAACCATCGACATCATAAGTTAGAGCTGGGTAAGCGTTTTTTTTAAGGTCACGAATACCAGCAGCTCGGATAACAGTTGGATTATCACTCTCAACCTCTATATCCTTTCTTATCCACTGGTCACTTTGTGTACCAGATGTAAAAGTTGATGGGTACATTTGCATTGATAACGGAGCATATAACATCTCTCCACTTTGGTAAAACTCACGTACCCCATCAGCGTTATTTTCAGACCATACGCCCAAGCTACCAATAGTTACAATAGTCTCGGCTTCATTTCCATCTGTACCCTTTGTTTTCCTTTTCCTGTTGGTCGTACAGCGTTATAAATACCAGTCTTATCAACTGTGCGTTTAATTGATTTTAAATTTTTTCCGTATGTTAGTTGAATATCGTTTCTAACACGCCCAACACCTTGATGCTTATCATCATATTCATGATAAACGTTGACTTTAAATGATTTAATAGAACTATCTGAATTTAATTCTGTATCAAAATCAATCTCTGCATCAAACTTGGTAGCTAGGCTCAATAGACGGGCGAGTTTAGTATCTTGTCCCTCCCATTCAAGCGTTCGTTTTTGGTCTGAAATTTCATTGATACCAACGGATAAATGGGTAAAGTTTAACAAGTCCATAGCATTACAATACTCCACAAAAGACATGGCTTTAGCTGCCTTATATGGGTTTGCATATTCATTGATAAGCTCAAGATTTAGATTTTCACAATAGCATTTAATAGTTTGCTCATTTTCTTCAACTGTCATCACGCTAAAGACATAACTTTTACCACGGTGCTTGAAAGAAACAAAGGCTTTCTCATTCAAATGGTTATATGTTTTGTGTGATGCTGTATCAGACTTAATTGCTTTTTTAAATACCGTAAATTCAAAGGTAGATGACCCTGTTTCTAAGTTTCTAGTCCAAGTGTCATCATAATAATTCAACGTGCTTTGTTTATCATTATCAATAAATGCTACCTTTTGTAAGTTTGCATCATGAATTGTTAAAAGCATAATTTATAACCACCTTTCTTCAAATTCTATTGATACGGTTGGTTTCTTCTGTACAAAGCTAGAAACATAAAGCTCTAGTTGTGATTTGCCGGGTGGTATTGATAGCCATCTTGAGCCATCAACAGCCTCGCTAGATTTTGCAATACCATCAATATAAATTGTGTCATCTTCACTGTTGATGACAACATTTGAACCAATTGTAAAACGATTAGGGATATTCTTTGTAACTGGCACAAAGTCTTTTCTGTAATAGATACTATCTAGATACATGTGAGTAACAAGTGGTTTATCACCTATTGTTCCTAAAATAACATGTACTTTTGCGGACTTTTTACCCTTTATTTCTGGAATAGTAAAAACAGGATAAGACCCCCACCAGTAAACCTGAACCTTATCATCATTGCGTTTGATGTCTGACCAGCCACGGGTACTATTAAACGGGTTATGCTCATCAAGATGAGTTCCTGTAAACGTCCATTTTTTCAAGACATTAAAGCCTCCTTTTCCGTCACTAGCTAAGAAATTATATTCGCACTCTAGACCTTGAGAACGTTTGAAAGTCTCAACACCATATAAAAATTGTCCATCAGTATCTGATACCGTTACTTGCATAAACCCATATTGATTAGCAGCACCTAACCAAAATATCTGTCTCCACCAGATATAATCATCAAGAGAACCAACACCACCAGAACTATCATTGGGAATTTTCCATGTTAAACTACCAGCATTGTAACCAGATAGGCTTCCTCTAGCAGACAAATTTAAGTGATTTCGCCCCCAAACACTGATTGTTCCAATTGTATTTGTAAAACTTAGCAAACCTGTATTATTAATAGCAGCATTTTTATCAGCTTTACTAAACCCAGTTAGGATGCTATCATCTCGATAATCAAACAATAACTCTGATTGCTTGCTGATTTCTGTATCAGCCTCTTCTTGATTTCCAACCTCAAAAGCGGAATTTTCATTTACCAAACCAATATATCCATTTTCTGCATTGTGTTTAACTCTCACAATAGGGAATGCTGGCTCAGTCCCATTGTTTGTTAGAGAAAACAACATTTTTTCCTTAGTTACAACAGCATCCACTTCACTATTAAACTTGCGATAAGTGGAGCTATGAGCAACACCGTCTGGGATAATGATTTTAAATTCTGAACGTTGAAACCATCTTGTTAAGTTATCAGGGGTAATGTCATCTATTGGAAACCCCATATAATACTTATCTGGCTCATCACTGTAAGTAATCTTAACTGGTTCAAGAACATTTAAAACACCAGCTAATTCATGTTTTAATTGCTCCATCTCCATTGCATTTGTAGTTTTAATGTCAAATTTAATGGTGTGTTCTTTCGCCCCACGTTTCACTTGTTGAATATTCACACCCAATAAAGGAGCGTCATCTGTTGATACGCTCCTTTTGTTTCCAATTGGGCGGATAATCTCTGTAATTCTAAAGAAACGCGACATGTCAACACCGTTGAATGTCATTTCTTTTGTCATATAGTTATCCCTCTCATTCTGTTTTTTCGTCTAGTTTGTTCTGCTTGGTACCTGTCGTATTTATCGCCTGTCTTTGCAACTAGAGTATCGTCATCAAGTACAATCTCTGATGGGCGTTCTACTGCTTTTTCAGCAATATCAAGTGCCTTTTCCATAAGGTTATTAGATTTTTCTTTAGCTACCTCGACTTTAGCCTTAATAGCATTTTCAAAGTCAGATTTAACTTGTACAACCTTAGATAACTTGGTTTTACCAACACCAATAATATCCTCAGCTTTATAGCTAAATGCCTGTATGTTGTCATACATGCCACCAATAGCCTTATCAACATACTTACTTCCTTTCTCAATACCAACAGCAACCCCCATTGGTAAGAAACGCCCTACGCTGTCTCTAAAGAGCCTTGATGGTGAGTGAATTTGTGCTTTAGCTCTTGCTGCTCTTTCTGCTTGAGCTACTAAGGCATTAGCTGCGGCTGTAACAGCTCCAAGAGCTGAATACATCCCTTGAGCTAGACCTTGCCCAATCATTGCACCAATGCCACGCATTGAGCCTACACCAGACATACCAACAGACCTTACTGCATTCATTAGAGCCTGCATTGCTCCCGTTGATTGTCCAATGCCCCCACTAATACCTTGAGCGATATTTCGGGCTGTCTGCTGTCCTATTTGGCTACCTTGTGACTTCATCTGACTACCAACAGATGTGATGATAGACAAAATAGCTTGCATTGATGATTGTACCTGTCCGCGCATAGCATTAAAGGCTGTAATAACTAATTGTGTACTAGTTGCCATATTTATCAATTGGGAAGACGTTCCAGCAGCGCTAGATGATACTTGTGCAAAACCAGATGACACCATTGTTAGAGCTGTGCCAACAACCATTACTCCAGAACTCAATACTGTAAATGAGGCGCTTGCCATTGTCATTGTGGTTGAAATTGACATCACATGCGCATTAAAGGCTGTAATAAGACCACCAATAGTAGCAAAAGATGCACTGATAACCATAGCTTTTGAACCAAATAAGGTAAAGCCGGCACTTGCCATCATTAATGCCGGTATAATGGTCATTATTTGAGATTTGAACATAGCAATAGGAGCATTGATTGCAGATAACCCTGCCACGCCACTTACCGCTTGTGCTGTAAAGCTAGCAAATCCAGATGCCGCTGTTGTCATCATAGCTGGCAATGTACTTATTGTTGTTGATAGGGTAGTAATTCGAGTAGTAAACGCTGTAAGTCCTACAACTGCTGTGGTAGCTGCACTTGATACCAAACTCATACCAGTACCTAGCTTAGTCATGCCAGAACCAGCCTGCGCTAGCCCTGCTGATTGACCTGCAATCTTACCAACACCAACCGAAACAGCGGCTAATGAGGCTGCCATGTCTCCAAGGTTAGTATTGGTAATCTTAACAACGCCACTTGCTAATTGATTGAACCCTTTACCAGCATTTAAGGCGGCTTGTCCAACTGACTTGATAACACCAGAAACAGAGTTAAGGATTGAAACAAATCCACCACTCAAGGCGTTAATAACCTTGGTAATAGCATTAGCAAAAGCTGTAAGTCCCGGTTTTCCAACGTTAAGTGCTACACCAAAGGCAGCAACACCAGCGGCGGCAACAAGTAACCCCGCACCTAGTGCAATCGCACCAGCAGCAGCTACTACTGCACCAGCTCCAACAACTGCTAGACCAGCACCGACAACAACAAGCCCGGCACCTGCGACCATGGCACCAGCACCCATTGCAAGTAGCCCAGCACCTAATGCAGCAATACCTACTGCGGCACTAGCTCCATAAGTTGCAATAGTTGGTAAGTGTCCAGCAAGCATAGATAACCCAGCAGATGCCGCATAAACACCAGCACCTATCAAAGCAACTGCGGCACCAAAGGCAACAATACCAACTGCACCAGCCGTTAAAGTTGGACCGAGTAGAGCAAAGATACCTGCCAGAGCAGCAATACCAACACCTAGACCAACTAAAGCAAGCTGTGCGCTTGTACCTGCACTACCAAGCTGTATTGCCGCTTGCACCAAGATATAGATACCGCCAGCAACTAGAGCGACACCTGCACCGACCATAAGCATTGCAGCGCCCATTGATAGCCATTGAGCAGGATTTGCTTTTGAGGCTGCTTTAGCCAAACCATTTGCAATACTCGTTAAAAATTTTGAAACTTGAGTAAGTAAACCACCAATAGCCTTGTTTATCGTTCCAAAAATCTTATCTAAAAGCTTAAAACTGTTCCCTGCTCTCTTACTACCACTCTCTCCTTTTTGTCCAAAAATAGAAAATTTTTCACCTAGCTTACCAAGTATTGCGCCAATTGGGCTAGACCCTGTGATAGCTGAAAACAGCTTAAATCCACCAATTACAGATGCAAATGTTGCTATCCATGATTGCAATTGTCCAGGCTCCATTTTACCAACGAAATTAGCAATAGCACTTGCAGCTTCTGAAATCTTAGTAACAATATTTCCTAGCGTTGTACCAAAGTCTGTCCAATCACCTTTACCGCCACTTAGGGCTTTTAAGACGTTTCCAATAGCTCTACCTATATCCCCAAAGGCTTTACCTGCTGCTGATAATGCCCCTGTATCTTTAAATTTATTAAAAAATTCTCCAACCTTATCAATCGCTCTTTGAGCCATTGATGCAACTTTTTCAAAATTAATTTTATTAAGCGAATTAGTTAAACTTTCAACTGCCTTAATACCTGCCTTATTTAATACATCAAATACAGGAGCAAGATTATTTGCAACATTCTCTTTAAGACCATCAACAGCTTGGTCTATTGTTTTGAATTCGGTCGCCATCTTAGAAAATGTATCATTAGTACCAACCGCTGAAATAGCATCAAAGAAATCTTGAGTTGAAATTTTCCCATCTTGTACAGCTTTCACCATTTCAGCTGTTGACATTCCCATTTGTTTTGCAACAGCCGCAATGCCTGCTGGAGTCTGCTCAAGCATCAGCTTAAAGTCCATCCATTGTACTTTCGGTTTAGCCGCCATCTGTGTTGCTTGTTGGGATAGTGTTTTCATGGCTTGTGTTGGATTTTCAGCTGCTGCTGCTAGACCTCCGAATCCCATAACCAATTTATCAGTATTTTGAATACCTACTGCGGCTAACTGGCTATATGTCTGTGCCATGTCAGATGCACTATAAATGGTTTGAGCGGCGTAGTTTTGCAAAGTTTTTCTAACTTCCGTAATTTTAGCTTTAGTTTTATCTGATGTTCCCCAAACTTGTGTAAGGTTTCCCTCAAAAGTTTTCCACGCCTTAGTGTTTGAACTTAGCTCACCATACATACCACCAACAGTACTTGTTAAAGCACCTAAACCAGACATTAAAGCAGAACCAACAACATTTGCACCAAGCATATTCCTGAATAAGCCACCTATTTTACCTGCACCATCGCCAAGACTTCCAAGCATTCCTTTCAATTGCTTTACGCCTACTTGTGCATTTTTTCCATCTAAATCAACTGTGATTGTAACTTTACCGTCTGCCATGTTCCACCTCCTTTCTTTGTTAAATATTTGGTAATGCGTATTGCTCCTGCAACTCACGCATTTTCTGTTTTTCTTTTGAACTTTCCCCTTTTGAGGGTTTCCATGCTCTAATTTTCATGACTTCAACAAACTTTGTGCCGTCTGGTAATGCGGTTAGTAAAGCGTTGAATTTTTGCCAATGTAATTTACCTTGTTGCTCAATCAAATCAATGTTGTAGGCTTGCATAAACGATGAAAAAATGTACTCGCCATCATATTTGATACTAAACAAGGGCTTATCATCGCTTTCTTGGTCATCTTTAGGCTTTTTAGGCATTACATTACCCTCAATGTCATACCTATCTACCTCATCAATAGCTCTAGTAACTTGTATGTACTTTTCAAATACTTCTGCATAGATGGCTAAAGCATCCTCTGTGTCCATATCTTTAAAAGTCACATCATCAGTTAGTTTTGCTAGAGCTAATTTAGGCTTTAATTCAATTGGGATATGTTCTTTACTCCACATATCAAAAACCCACAAGACCCTATCAAACGATAATAAAAGCTGATACTCTTTGTTATTAAGTACCAGCTTGTCATCCATTTTTTTGGAAATATCAAACATTATTCAGCAAGATACTTCTTGAAATTTTCATCGTTTAATTTCTTATTCCATTCTTTTTCTAAGTTATTTGAAATTTGCAAGAATACATTGAGATAATTCCAAGTGTTTTCTCCCACTACCTCATAGATTTTTTTAGTGGCATCACTATCAAACATAGTGCTGAAAAACTCATCAAGAAGAGGTTTGATAGCTTGACGATTTTCTTGGTCATTCATCTCTGCCTCCTTATCTTTAAAAGCATTTGATTTATCTACAAGCTCTCTTGACTTAGCTTGTAATTCCCCATCTTTTTTATCGGTTGCTCGATAATCAAGGGTAAACTCTCCAAAATCAAACGTTAAGACTTTACTGCCTAATTCAATTACAGTTTTATTTGACATGTTCTTTTCCTCCAAAATGTCTGTTAATTAAATGATTGGTTATCAACCAATACCAGCCTCGATAGGCTCTTTAATCCATTTAAGCGTACAACCAAATTCTTCATACGATGTTGCATCTCCTGCACCTGCTTTGATTTCAGATGCGTTAGCAACTTGTGTATAAGTCTTTTTGTTATCAGCTGTTGTCACTCGATGCCACACACGACGTGCATCACCAGTTTTATATTTCATAGCTGCAATCATCGCTTGAGCTTCATCTTCTGGGTCAAACAAACCCTCGAATGAGTAGCCACCAACAACAGACAATACAGTTTCTTCTGGTGTACCATCTCCATCATAGTAACCAGTGTCATCTGTATCTTCGTCTGTTTCATCGTCAATAGTTTCAATATACTTGGCTAAGCGTTTCCATGTTCCTTCTTCTGGTGCTTTAGTTGGGTTTTCTGGGTCAAATGGCGCAATCTCGTGTTTGCGCTTGGCGTTTTTTTGACGTGCCATTAAGTTATCCTCCTGTTATTTCTAGTTTTGCTACTACTTGCATTGAGTAAACAAAGTAGCCTTGTTCATCCTTACCGTTGATACCCGGTTTATCCACTTTCAACGATAAGAAAGTATAAGAATTGTCTGTACTAGGTAAGTCAATATCAAGTGCTGACAAATCCGCATTGATAAACCAAAGCGTATCAATAGCCTTTTTGTTTTCCTTACACTTAATAGCAATCTCAAATGGTAGTGATACCTCTCTAGTACCGTCCATATACTCTTTTTCAACGATGCCACCAGATAGAGCATTGATAACTAGGTCATCTTTATCATCTACAAAGTAATCTAGTCTTGCTCTTAGTGGCAGCACTGGAATATTGTTAATATGTGCTAGCAATACACTTTGAAAGTTTTTATTGTTCTGCATTACCTAATACCCATTCCTTTAATAGCTGCTTTTTTTAGCTTGTCTATATTGGCTTTTAGTGGCTTATCCCATCGCTTACCAGTACCAGCTGTTGTGTATTTCTTAAAAACAACAATCCCATTAGTACCGTAAAACTGCGCTCTAGCATAAACTGTGTTATAGCTCGCATCTCCATTAGGCTCTACCCGACCAGAGGCTCTTAATGCCCCTCCACCTGCCCTAAGAGGTACTGAACTATCCATAATAAGCAAAGCCTCACTACCTGCGGCAATCTTGCCCCGTTGCATAGCTTGTGGGGATACTTTTTTCTCAACACCAGCTAAATCAACTGTAACTCTGACATCTGCCATTATGTAACCTCAACTTCGTAGCTAAATATTTTGCCATTAAGATAATTTGGTTGATACCCTGTTACAAGGTAATCACGCGCCCCATCATTTACGATTGCACCCAGCCAACTATCATCAACTGTCACACTTGCAAACTTAGGGTAAATGTAAACAGTACCCACTTTCTGCCTTGTTTTAGAGTTGTTAGTACCTGTAACAGCCACCGACCTATCAAACCTTACTGGCTTAATATCCAATGGGTCAGAATACGTTACATCTCCAAAATCATCTTTGCCATCAACCTTACTGACTGTAACAACATCTTGTAATAAGCGTTTATCTATCATAATCAACTCCCACAATTAAGCTAAATCCAGCTTGTTTTAGGGCGTTTTCAGCATCCAAGCAAAGGTTGAATTGTTGACCTGCTGAAATACGGTGTTGACTGCCATAATTGATTGATGTACGACCAATAGAAACGCTTGCCATGGTTTGTTTATCATCGGCTGTCATGATGCCAGAGCTATCCAAATAAGCAATCTGAAAGCCCATAGCCAGCTTTACAGCGGATTTGCGATAATCAGCCTCATGCTCAAAGTCAATGTACTGTTGGTAAATGCCTTGAGTGTATAGGTTAACGGCAATGGCTGCTCTCTTTGCTAATTTGTCAAAATCAGTTACTTCATCAAAGCCCATTTCAACAAACTCATCTTTAGTTAAATAAGGCATGTGCCACCTCCTTTTGAAAATAAAGGATGTTGCCACCCCTTATTTATTCAGCAATATCTTCTGCTTTCTTTTTGCGTGTTGTCTTTTTAGGTTGTTCAGCCTCAACACTCTCAGTTGCATCCACTGGTACAAGTACAGCCTCAACATCTGGGAAAGTCAGCTTGAGGTCTTTATTGACCTTTTCAGCATAATCTGGCTCAAGGTCAATAACCTCATCAACAATTACAGCTTTACCTAATGATTGAAAAACTAGGTTTTTAGTTGCTTTGTATAATGCCATTATTTACCCCCTAGACAACTGTTCCTGTAACCTTAACAACAGCTTTCTTGTTGTCATCAAGGATGTAAGTACCACCTTTAGCTGCTGCTTGTAAAAGCACACCATCAAACGCTGTTGCCTCGATAGAGCGGGCTGTTGAGATACCCACAAATGGAATGACAATGCCATCTGGTGAGAATACTGCCAAAACGCCTGTATCAAAGTATTGTGCTGGTGTCTCAACCAAAGCAAATCCTTTGTAACGTGCAAGCCCGTTGTTATCAATAGATACGCTTGAGCCCTTAGCAGATGTGTTTGCTGTCATGTCAATAATGGCATTGTACAGCTCTGGGCGTAGGTAAATGGTGGCTGGTGCGGTCACTTCCTGATTGATGTAATAAGCATTGACCTTGTTAAACAAAGCCTTAACATTATCCTCTGTGAAATCAGCAAGCGCCTCTGTCTGACCTGCATTGTCTGACATGAATTTACCAATCCGCTTGTTCATTTGGCGTGTCTGTGCCTCTGATTGTAATTTCAGACGGTCAGCAATAGCAGCGTTTAAATCATTGTTGACAGTGTAACGGTCAAGACCCTCATGGATGGTAAGAGTATAGTCATACTCGACATCTGTGTTTTCGTACTTGATTTCTGTCAAGTCTCCAAAGCGTGAGTTAGCTCCAGAACCATCACCAAATCCACCATCATTTGCACCTGTTTTGTAAGTACCAATAACTACTGGTGTGTTGTTTGTTTTAACAGAGAATGCTTTAGCATTTTCTTGTACGCCATCCAAAACTTGGATAGGTGATAAAGCTCCTGTAAAAGCTTTGCGTACACCAAAGACGGTTTGCAAGATACCCGCATATTGCTTTTCATAGCGACGGGCTGGGTTGTTTTGATTAGGCATGTTCTAATCTCCTTTCACTTATTTACCGTAGCCATCAATAACCGCTTGGAATGGGTCAGTATTACCTGCGCCATTTGCCGCTGGATTGCCTGGCGGTACGATATTTGGGTTAGGTTTGTCATCATCTGCTTTAAAAAGATATGGGTCACTTTCCTTTAAGCCTGTGATGATGTCATCTAGTTTTGGCTTGCCATTTTCATCAAGTTCAATGGCATCAACATCAATAAACTTCATCAAGGTTGATGGATTGTGTGCGGTAGTATCTTTCAATGCAAGATTGATAGCATTGACCTTTTGAGTTTGTGCAAGTTCAGCAGCTGCATCAGCTTTGTACTTGTCATATTCAGCTTGCAATTTATCAAGAGCCTCTTTCTGCTCAGCGCTTGTATTTGCATCTGCCTTCAACGTTTCAAGCTGTTCCTCTGTGTTTTGCAACTGTGATTTAAGGCTATCTCGTTCTTGTGTGATAGTTTCCAAGGCTGATTTATCTGCATTAAGCTCTTTACCACGCAATGCAAAGACTTCTTTAGCCTGTTCCTCTGTCAATCCAAGTTTGAGTAGTTCATCTTTTGTAAATGCCATTTATAACCTCCTAGTCCTTTTTTAGGTGGTTAACCCCCACCAAAAGCAAAAACTTTATTTACTATTTCAGTTTACTTTGGGTTAAATGGGATTTTTTACGGTTTTAAACACAAAAAGAGGGCTACTAACAGTAACCCTCTCAATACTTAAACATATATACGCTCTCTACTATAATCTCGACTTAAAAAAACATGGTTATCAACAAGAACTCTGATTTTTCCTTGATAAGCTCTGACTTTAAGTCTTTCAGCCTGTATTAGCTCATCATCTCCCATTGTATGGGCGTAGTGCAGTCTTTCTTTGTGATGCTTAATGTTACGCTCTAAGGCTCTTTGTTTAGCCTCGATACGTGCATTTTCTTCTGCTTGCTCTGGTGTTAGGTCTTTAATATAATCTGGTAACTCTGGAATAGTGTTTACTCCAACTATAAACGGTGTCAGATAATGTCCACAATGGACACCTAAACACCCACCAGCAGTACCAAAACCATAATCAAGCAAGCTATGGATGGTAATACCTTTTTCTATCCTACCAGCTCCTTTTGTAACAATCTTACCTTGCAATGGGGCGCAAGCAGCCCTAGCACTTGATTTGATTGAGTAGTAAAAGGTGTCAATACCAAGCTCCTCTGCCGGTCTGGTACGCATGTCATTATATACCCTGTAAGTTGTTGTTTTAATGATTGCCCTAGCATAGCTGTCTGCCCTCCAATCTCTACCAGCGCTATCTGTAAAACCTGTAAATCCCTTTTTCTGCCATGCCATGATGGTATCATGTAAAGCTCTGTCACTTGTTTTAGTTCCAGCTACCACTTGTGCTACTGTCTGCTCTACTACTGACTTAAAAACAGCCTGTATGCTTGCTGGCAAAGTGGAATTGATAAGATTGAGGTCGTTTATAGCTTGCTGTGTATAAGCCTCTAGTGCATCAGTTACACCATTTCTAACTGTTCCACTCGCTGACCTACCCAAATCCTCCTCTAACTGTTGCTTAGTGTCTCGATAGACTTTTAAGCCCTCGTTTTCAATAACCTCTCTCAAAAGACTTTCAGCAATCCCTGTACGCTCAACAATGATTTTCAAGTTCTCCTCATTGAGCATGTGCATATCATTTAGCTTTTCTAGTTGCCAGATATAAGGATTTTCTGCAAGGTCAGCATTGCCACGGTCTTTTAAGCGTTTAATCATGCTATCAAATAGCTCAATCTGCATCTTAGAGTAAATATCACTCACACCTTGCATATGTAATGATAGTTGCTGGTCATTGATGGTTGGGCGTTTCTTAGTATTGCTCATAATTAAGCCCCATCTTCATCATCTACTGTGTTCTTACTATTTCCTACTGTGTTTTGTTTACCGTATAAAGCAAGCTCTGCATCATTCTCTGGTGGTATCTCTCCATTAATTTCAGCAAGTTCTTTGGCTGCCTCATCTTCTGTAATGCCAAGTGTCTTAGCAATACCTCTTTTCTGTGTCGCAAATCCAGCAGCTACCATTTTCATCCAATAATCAAGCTCTGCATGTCTGTCAGTAAATACGCCATCATCAAGATTTACAGAAATATCATCTAATTCTGGGATAGTACCCTTATAGATACCAACAGCTTTACCAAGTTCACATATGGACACGCAAAGTTCTTTAATGGATTGCTCGACAAGTGCAACAATGCTATTTCTCATTTGGTATGTATCAGAGTTTTCACTTACAATCTCTGTTGCTGTCTTAACTCCTTGACCATCAAAGGTAAACATGCCACTAGATACTCCAATCTGCATTTCGAAGAGTTTAAGCCCCTCTGAAATAGCTGATATATAATCAGATGACCTAATAGGGGTTGTAAGGTCAACAATGCCCCCACTATCCATATTACCTGCCCCAACTTGCATATACACATTTTGTTCAACATCAAAGCGGCGTTTGAATGTAATTTCTCCATGGCTATCTTGCACTTTTAATTGTGTCATTTGCTCTGGCACAATCACGCGTCTTTGCCCCATTTTAATCTCCCACATAAATTCATCATAGGTACGGTTGATGAAATCAATAGTAGTTTTGGCATTGTCAAAGATTGATAGACCTAGTGGACTATTAATGTCTTTGTTATTCATGCCAGGTGTTTTTAAGTAGGTAAATAGTGGGCGTGACAAACCTTGTATTGGTGTTATTGGTTGTAAGTCCGGGTATAACTCACTCAAGTTCACACGCTCGCCAAGTGTGCTATCTGATGTTGATTTATAAAGCTCATTAGTAATACGGTATAGGCTCTTATCTTTTGTGCTGCCTACTTCTTGCCCATCTGGTCTTACCCACTCATGAAACTCAACAAGTGTATAGTACACATTCTTTCTATTTTCCGTCTTGATGGTCTTAGTTAAGATAGCAGCACTTGATACATCCTGTGTGTTGCTCTGTAACGGCAAAAATACTGGTGCTTGAATAAATGCCACACGGATTTTATCACCATCCACATAAGGGCGCATAGCAAGCCCTCCAAGTGCTAGACAGCTTTCAAGATAACGTTCAAAGTTCTTATTAAAGCGGTCATTGCCTAGCATGTCATTTAGAAAGTCATTAAGCGTGTCATCATCTACTGTAATTTCTGCTTGTTCATTGTAAACTAGGCTGGCAATCTTTTTAGCAGCTGTGCGTGCTAGTGGTAAGTGCTGCATCTTTCTACGTTTTCTATCGCCATCTGTATTGATGTACTCAATATCATCAAATTTAGATTGATAATAACTTAGATTGTGCTGTATTCTCGCAAATTCTTTCTGTGTAACAGCTACCTTTGGATGGTCTAGGATGCTGTTTAAGTGTGATGTTTCCATGTTATACCTCCCACGGTTGAAAAAGTCTTTTACTCTTTGTATTAGGCTCATGTTTGCCCTCCTTATGAATTACCAACACGCAAACTAAGCAATTTTGCATTATCTAATACAAAATACTGTGCCACGTCGCATGTGTGGTCAGCGTCTTTAATGACATTTGGATTATCAGTTTGTATTGTCTTTTCATCCCATCTGTACATTTTGTGTTCTTCAATAAACACTTTATTATTCTCTGTATTGAGATAGTAAAATCTCCCCTCTGCCAATAATGATTGGAAAGTGTCAATCATTGTCACTTTCTTTAATTTAGCTACTGGATGCCATCTAATCGCAAAATCAAGGTACATCTGGTTTCTCAATGCTCCCTCAGCACTATCTATTGTGTACTGCAAGATTGGTACTTTATACTTGCTGATAACTTTTGTGGTGAAATAGTAAATGTCTTGTGATAATTGGCTAGGTGCTTTCTTTACTGCTTGACCTGCTGGGCTGTAGTACCAAGTATCAAGCAAAATTACCTTACCTTTAGCTGTGATGCCAAAAGCGCAACAAGCGGTGGCTGATTGCTGATGCCCACCATCTAGAGCAAATGATACTCCTATAAGCCTATCATCGCTTGGCAAGGCATCTAATGGGTGAAATGTACTCATGTTATAGATATTATTACCAAGCCCTACTGGCTCGCCTAAATAGACATATCTGTAATAGTCGTAGTCATTTTCTTTAATACGCTCTATATCAGCTAACATCTGCTCATTTACAAAGCCTAACTCATCATCAAGATAGGTACTAGAATGGCACAAGTAATTATCCATAGTGTTCATTTTTTCATACCACTCATTTATCCAACTGTACGGATTTATAGGTGGGTTATATGACCAAAAAATTTGCACAAATGGGGCGCGTGGGTGTTTCTGCCGCATAAATGTAATATTGGTTTGGTCAAATTCTTCTGCGCTTGAAAATTCGGCAGCCTCCTCATACCAAACAGCAATGATATTCCCAATGTTATTTGATTTCAGTTTTTGATAATCATCCAGACCATAAAAATAAAATGTTGAGCCTGTTTTTTTGTGAGTTATCTTAAATGGGCTTACTGTCATCTTAAAGCGACTGGTAAGACCAAATAAACCTAACCCCCATTGAATTTGATTATAGACACTATCCCGGATTGTATTTGCAACCTTACGGACAATAACAATGTTTGCTGTTTCCCCTCTCACGATGTACCAAATCATCATAATGATTAGCTTTAAGGTAATGACGGATGACTTGAAAGAGTTACGCCCACCTTTTAGGATGTTGTAAGGTTTCTTAGATAACCAGACACTCTTAAAGTGGGGATTTACATTTTTCTGAATATCAATTACTTTCATCCTCTACCTCCCAACTATCAATAATTGTGATGGTATCATCTTCAAACTGTGCCTCTGTCAATTGTGATTTTAATTTCTCAATCTCAAGTTCTAGTTTTTCAGACTGTTTAGCTGTTGGGTAGCGTTTTAAGATTTCAGTAATAGCTTTAATAACCGTTGCATTATCAGCTTTCTTTGTGTGTCTTTCAACTTTTCCTGTTGTCGGATTAAGTATCAACACTTCCTCATCTCTTTTACCTCTAGCAATTTCAGAAAGGATAGAAAGAGCCTCTGTGGCATCCATAATGTTTGACTTATGCAACTCTTGCATCTGTTTATTGATATACTCTTTTATCCCAACATTTCCCAACAATTCAGTAATACGATTATTGGCATAATTCTCACTATAACCAGCTTTAATTGCTGATTGATAACCATTTCCTGTCTTTATGTACTCATCTGCAAAGCGCCTCTGTCTTTCATTCATTCGCTACCTCCTTTCCAACAAAAAATCACAAGTATTGCTACTCATGATTACATTTTATATGGCTAAAGAGGGGAAGTTTTACTATTGTTTTTTAAATTAAGCACAAAAAAACCCCAATTAAGGGGCTAAGATGTAACGCAATAGTCAGGATTTCAACCTGAGCCTCCTCCATCAAGGTGTACTCACTCTATACTACTCCTTGCGTTTCTTATTGTAATTATACCATTCTTTCATAACCCGTTCAACCATCTTCTTTTCTTTCGTAGTTAATCTAGTCCCTCCTTTTTTACCAACATCATACTCATTGTGGTTATAACCATGGTGAGTATGTGGTTGCATTTCCTTATGCTTATGGTCAAGGTCAACTTGTTTCCGTCTCTTATTACTCCCATCAAAATAGATAATGCTTTTAGGTTTATTCTTGTTTCTATCTATCAAGGCATATACCCTATTCTTTGTCATGGTTTCTTTAGGTGTTCGCTGCGACCCTTTACCATTCTGAGTTACAAATTTAATATTACCTACTTTATGTATGGTGCTATATTCTGTGCCATATTTATCGCCTTTATCACTCATTCCAGAGCTTGCTCCTCTACCACCCATTTATCCATCCTTTCTGTTGTATCATTGCCAAAATAAATAACTTCGATACCTTTATAATCATAATCTACCATACCTCCATATACTAAGATACGCTTAGGTGCTAGCTTTTTAAGCATGGCATCTACCCCATCTTTCCACAAGTCTAAGCGCTCTTTACGCTGTTTGATACCTATAGTGCTAATTGCTACTGTACTATTTTGAGGTAAGCCATCAAAACAAAAATTATAACTTTCTTGGGTTGACCATGATACTGTTGGTATCACTGTATAACCCCAATTTTGCATTATCTGACCTATCAACCTTGACCTGTACACATTCCATAGCTGCATTGATATTGGCATATCAGTATATAGGCTAAAGTCTGGTGTAAGTACACAATCAAATCCAGCTAGCTTTTCTATATAAAAATCTGGGCGTTTCCAAATTCTCTCGAATTGGTAATCATCCAAGAAAAAATGTACTCCTGCTGAATAGTTTGGTTTATTCAAGACATAGTTAAACCCCTGCAATGTCCTTGGCACATGGTCAACCGGTTCAAGCATTGGTATATCATACTTACCATCTGTGCGCGTGGCATCATAATCTAGTAAATTATACTGGTTTAGAGTGTTCTGCCTGTGATGTGGTTTTATTGTTAGACTATCCATGTTATCCCCCTAATAAAAAACCTATGTACCTTGATTATAGATACATAGGTTTGGGGCTTTTTACGGTTATTTAGATAATGGGATGTGTTTGTAAGTCGAAACAAAATACTCATCAAACCACTTATTGATATAAGAATACGCTGGACTTGTACTTAAATAGAGAATTTTTTGGCACGCACCAATCACATTAATGTTTTCAAATACATAGACCTCTTTTATTGCTTTCAGCATCTTTTTGTCTGATTTTATGATATAGTCATCTGTTACTGTTTTAAGATTAACTAAAAATACAGTCTGCTCAATGTTATTCTCTAAAAAAGCCTCATGTATCTTCTGCTCTAGTATAGTTTTCTCTGGGTTTTTCTTATCTCTCAAAAAATACCACTTGAGCCAATTGATTTCTCTACGATGGATAACCGATAAGCGCTCTATTTTTTTCTTAGTCATCCCTTACCCCCTCTATATCAAACACTAACCGATAATGCCCTTTTTCTTCACTCAATCCACCATAGACAAATGATAGCTTTTTAATAACCTTGTGATTGTCATCTGTCCAAATACCTGCATCTGTCATACCGTCAATGATGGCTTTTACAGTCGGGTAAAGATTAGGTGGGTCTAGTCTAGTTTTAGTAGGGCTGTACACCGTTACAGTAACCTCACAAGGAATTGAGGGACTAAAAGCAGCCCTCTCCTTATTCTTTACTGTCAGAGTATGCCAGTATGCAAATCCTCTGATACGTTTGGTTATCTTTGCCTTATCTACGTTGTGAAAACGGTCATTGCTATTGATAACCATGTTTAGAGCTTTATGTTTGGTGTTTCTTGGTAAAGAAAACTCAAACCTCATTTGATGCTCCTAATTTGATTTTTTGCCTCACTAAGCATTTTTACAGTGTACTCGATACCACCTATAAAGAAATCATGCCCAACCTTTTCAATACCAGATGGCATCTTATGATATTCTTCACGCATCATTTTAGTTGCAAGTCCTATTGATTTCTCAATTAAATCAACGCCTTTTATCATTGCCTTTTTCTCACGCTCTAAGCGTTTTTTCCTTTGGCGTTTATTCATGATTGTTTGCCTCCTTTGTCTTTGCAATACCAGCGATACTATCCTTATAAAAAGTTGCTGACTTTCTTTCTTGTGATGAAACCCCAAAATATGTAAAAGAAATATTCATAGCATCGGGATTATAATCTTCAACATCTTTAAAATATGCTGTGTTTCCGTTTTTAAAGTAGATTACAACATTCATTTTATTTACCTCTTTTCTTCAATTTGCTTTTACGATTTAAAGCCTTACGTTTTAAGTTGAGATAATGATAATCGAATTTTTCACCAACAATAGCATCATATTGTTCTTTGGTTATTGTTGTCTCAAGCTTTATTTCTTCCATTAACTACCTCTATGTTTCAAATAATTTGGAACGTCATCCCCGATATTTATGCTGTCATACTGCTCTTTAGTCACAAGAAACTTGCCATAAGCCCCAATTGTAACTGTGTGATGACCGTTAACAACTGATTTCTCTGTAACAGTACCAATAAGATTGCCACCAGCATTATCTACTTGGTAAATGATAGTTGATTTTCTTGCCTCTAGCGTTTCAACTTGCTTTTGCAACTTTGCTATCTGTGGCTTGTAATGATGTTTAGAAATAATCATACCTAGGTTAAACATTGATAGCGATAGTGCCAAAACAGATAACACTAGCCCGTATAGATTTTTATTGTTCATATCATCCCCCAAAAATCTTTATCACTGTGAAAATCAAGGCGATAGCGTAGGCATCAAAGATAATCCAAACCACCTTATCCGCTTTACTTTCTTTATAAGTCTTGTTTCCTGCAATGAAAATCAGAATAGCAAGTAATAGACAAGCACTAATAACCATGAATTTTAGAAATCCAGCCATATCAATACCTCAAATAGCTTACTTTATAGATTTCAGAGTTTTTACCTAATTTACCTCTGAAACATTCAGCCTCTTTCTTTGTCTTAAATTCGTGCTTTTCGTATTTGATGGTGTCTCCACGCCCTCTTACTGGTATCCGCACTACCCAACACATGCTATTTACCACCTAACTTTTCAGCTAGCTTGCCAATAATTTCTGCAAGTTGTTCTTTTAGTTTAGGGTCTGTGATGTCCTCGATATCGTGAGCATCTCCCGTTTTTAAATTGACAGTAATTGAGTCAACAGCTGATACATTGTCCCCCTCTTCGTCATCAGATAGGTCTTTAACACTTTTTCCATCCAAAATATCCAGCAAATCATGACTGATATCATGTAAAAGATTAGCTAATTTGAATTTCTTAATATCTCCTTTAAGTAGGAAATATAACATTCCCTCTTTGCTATCGTCGTGTAATTCGTTAGCAAACTCTTTCAAGTTCTCTACGATAGTTTCAGCTGCTACTGTGTTTTTAGTTTCTTTAGTCATTGTTTGTTTCCTCCGAATTTTAAGCTAATACTGTAATGTGTTTTTGTTCTACTAGTTGCTCTTTTAGATAGTCTGCAATGTTCCCAACTGCATCAGCTATCCAACGCTTGCCATCCGCCTCAAATAAAGCTAGGTTTGCTTGTTTATCAATCCTAAAGACAAATAGGCTTGCTGGTTGTTCAACCTCGCTAAATGTACGATATGGGCGCAAAGTAACCGGGTTCGGTGCTTTACCTTTCGCAAGACTTGCCACACCTGTTTTAACAGTAGCTACTTGAGATACTCCATTATCTTCAATTTCAGCACCGTTCTCAATTTTCAATGCGCTAGCAAATTCTAGTAATGTACCACGGTCACTATCATCAATAAAGTTTGATTGCAACATGATATTAAATTGTTCTGATGATAGGAAACGCCCAAAAGATAGTTCTGGGATGCGTGCCTTGACAGCAACAAGTAATATGCGATGCTCAAGCTCATCATTTTCAGACCACACACAAATCTCATCATTTTTCTCAACAGTCACAATCAAGCGTTGCTTTTTCAACTCATTTAGGTCTGTTTTGAGATAATCAACAAGACTTGTCAAGGTTGATAATTCAAGCGTTCTTGGATAGCGTTTGGGGTCAAGCTCTTTTAGGTTGAATTTATTAGCATCGTAATACTCTGTACCATCATCTGCTGTTAAAATCTCCAAACCACGCTCATTTAGTTCTACTGCATATTCCAAAGCTGCTTTAAGATTTTCTGTTGTCATATTAGTTACCTACTTTCTTTTTATTAAAATCAATTACATCTTGTTTTGTTTGTTGTTGCTCAATTTCCTCTACTGGTTGCCCAATATCGGTAAGGATTTCTCCGTTTTCGTCAAAATACATTTGACCAGGTACAGTGCTTTTTAACTCATTAGCGTGTACCTGTCCTGTATCATAATCACGACCAACAAGGATTGTAGTTGCTACTCCATTTTGTGGAGCAAGTTTAGATTTAACATCCATAATGGTATCAACTACTGTGCGCTCCTCATTAGATGACATCGTAAGTGTGATTGTAATTTTACGTTTAGCCTTTGCCTCTGTATTGAGGTCTAAGATGTTATCAAAGACTTGCTCAAGCTCATTATCCAGCTTTTCTTGCAACCCTCCCTCTGCGATATGAGATAGGTCAAGCCCAATTAGTTTCTTTTCCATGATATTCCTCCACTACTTCAAAAGACTTTGCAACTTATGTAATTTTTCTTGGCTCTCAAGTAATTCTGCATAGATTTCTGTACTTAAAATGACATAACCAGCTAAATCACTACCAATAGGTAATTTTTCACTAGGAAATAACTCAAGTTGCTCTGATGAATTATCAACTTTGATGCCGTCAAAGCGCTCGGTTTGGTCTATTTCCTTTTTCTTCTTAGTAAAAGTATTAGTAATAACTTCAATTTCTGTATCATCACTTAAAAATACAGAAACATGAGTGTTTAGAGCCTCAGCAAAAGCATCAATCTCATCTACTGTTGGTGCTGTGACATTTCTTTCAATATCACTTACTCTGTTTTGAGAAATCCCAACCATTGGCGCTATATCATATTGAGTAAGTCCGGCATCTTTGCGAATGTTTCGCATCTTTACACCATCAAAAACTTTCATCTAAACACCTCCCCACCATCTGTGTACCACTTATTTTTAATTACATTGCGTGCAATCTCACATTGTGTATGTGGATGCTGATAGTATGCTACTTTTGCTTTATGCTTTCTTATAGCCTGTACAGCGTAAACTGTAACCATTGCTGCCCATGTGATAGACATGAAAGCAGCAAGTGTCATAATAATCTCAATTTTTGTCATTTTTTCTTGTGTCCTTTTCAAATTTGTTTAGTACGGTCTGAAATATCTCTAACAGTAACTTTTGAGGGATATTAGACCGCTCATTATATGATTTTGAAAAATTCCCCCATTCAACCTCTGCTGGTTTTATCTCATTGTTGAGATTTAGAAAAAGATTACTTGCAAACTTGGTCGGTTTTTGCAATGGGTAATCATAGTTGTTGTATCGTGTGGGGTTTTTATGTGGTAAATTAAAGCCTATAATTTGCTCTATGTACTTCCACAATCGCCCCCCCGAACTATTTATGGTGTTGATAGCCTTAGTATATGAGCCATTACCACTATCAAACAGCGCCCATACTATCATTTTCTGCACACTGTCACCCTCTCATCTTGTTTCTAATAGTGAAAGAGTGTTTTGGTGGTGTATCCTCAAAAACATTTTTAAATTCTTGATTAATTTTTCTGATATTGAAAGGCTCGTAAGCGTGGAAATAATATCCATGCTCATCAAGTTCACCCTCAATACCAGTTGCCCAGCTCAAAAATACTGCTTGCTTGCAAGTTGGGCATGTGATGCCTTTTCTGTGTGGTGCTGTTTTTAAAATCTTACAAAATCCACAATATGGACATTGCAAATCAACTTTTACTCTATTCAATTGGTTACTCCTATAACTTTCATTAGATTTCATCAAATAGACACATCTGACTCTTATTCGCCAGTATGCGATTTTGTGCAATTTCAAAATATTCTGTATCAATTTCACACCCTAAAAATCTTCTGTCTATATCTATTGCAGCAATTGCTGTTGTTCCAGACCCCATAAAACCATCAAATACTAAATCTCCTTTGTTGGAGTGTTTGATTATGCACCGTTTTATCAAATCAACTGGCTTTTGATTTTGATGAACCAACTTGTCTGGGCTTATTTTATTAAACGACCATACATCCGTTAATCTATCTCCATTGAAAGGTTTTCGCCCTTTATTTGCCAAGATTATCATTTCATATTGTTTGCCAAATTGTGCCTCAAGGTCACCTGCCGTATGGTTGTTTTTCTTCCAAATAATAATGTTTTTTATGTCAAAGTATTTTTCTATCTCTTTTTTAAAGAAATCCACCTTATCAAAAGAACAAAACATATATATAGCTGTGTTATTTTTCAACACCCTATGACATTCCTTGATATACATTTTGATAAGTTCAGGGTTGTTGTCATTTTCTATTACAGTAGAAAACTTATGCCCCCCCTCTTTTCTTCGATTTGACTTATACGAAATCAGATATGGCGGGTCTGTTACAACTAAATCAATACTCTCATCTGGTAATGTGGACATGAACTCAATCACATCAATATTGTAAATCTTGTTTACTTCCATACGCCCTCCTAGAAAGGCAAATCATCATCGCTGATGTCCATAGGGTTTGTAGTCTGCCCTTGGAAGAATGACCCTTGCCGTGGTGATGTGTCAAACGGTGATTGGTAGCCACCTTGGTTGTTTCCATTTTGGAAATTACCATCTTGATTACCGTAGTTTTGTTGCTGACCTCCAAAGTTTCCTTGGCTTTGGCTGGTTGGCTGCTGGTTGTAGTTACCTTGGTTATTGTTGTTTCTGTTTTGATTATTCTGTGGGGCATAGCCATTGATAGCGGTAATAACTACCTGTGGATATTTGTTCCCCTCATGTTCATTTAGTCGGTAATACCCAGAAACGGTTACTAAATTTCCAGAGTTATCAAAGAGAATATCCCCTAACTCTCCAAAGGCAATAACACCAATATAACCACTTTTATAATTGCCGTTTTCATCCTTTCCGTTATTAAAACTCATGGATGCTGTGCAATAGTTAATTTCTTTGCGATTATAGTCATTGTTGAAATTGACATAACCCCTATTAGTAATCTCCATCTTGTACCTCTTCAACCCCTAAAATTGTTACATCATCAATATCAAAATAATCTTCCATATCTTTAAATGCTTTGATAGCAGCCATAAAAGCATTTTCTTCTGTAACTTCAATACCTACATCAAACACACCATTAATGCTATCTAATTGACCTGACACATAATATTTTTATTTTGCTCCATTTTGTAAATCCTCCTTTTTAACAAACACGCCATCTACCATTTTCCCTTGTCGGTCTTTGATTTCATTCCATGCAATTTCAAAGCATGTGTCAATAGTTGTGTCCTCGTTGATTGCTACTTTGTGCAATACGCCTGTTAGGTTGCGGATATGTAATTTAATTTGTACCATTGAGTTGATAATGCCCGGGTTGTAAGTTAGGTCAATCAATCGGTTAGCAATCAAGCCAATTTCTTTAGACCCATACAGCAAAAGTAATTCAGTTGAGACTTCATCTTTGATGTAATGACCAAATCCAGTTAGAGTTGGGTTAATTAATCGCTCAACCTTTTCAAATTTCATTTGTTGGGATAGGATAGTTAGGACAACCAAGATATCACCGATACTGTCATTTAGCTTGTCTTGGTCTGCTTTTGCTTTTCCAGCATTTAACTCTCCCCACTCCTCATTGAGTTTCTGCATCTGTTTTAGTGGATTAGCCTTGTCTAGCTCTTTTGCTATTGACCAGTCTTTCACATTTTCAATCAGTTCATAAAATGTCATTAGATGCCTCCTAAAGTTTCAAAACTAATAAAGTTATCCTCAAGATATTCTTTGAGTTGTTCTAGTTGTGGTTTGCCACCATGCAAAGTTAGTAGCATTGTTACTTTTATTGGCTCGCTAGGCTCAAATTTTGCCACTTCTGACGCTGTGTTTTGCGGTTCAGGTGTAATTGGGTCACTTTCCAAGATTTCGCCTGTATCAGCATCATAAGCCTTAATTTGAGCGTTGGCATTTTCTTTGGCAATACGCTCAATTTCTGTTCTGCGCTCCGCCTCTGCTTTAGCTTGTGCCTCCTGTTGCTCTTTACGCAAAGCGATGGCATCACGGTCTATTTTCATGATTTTTAGAACATCAACCAGAGATTTACCATCTTCAAGATGTCTGATATACCCATCTGCTGGCAAATTGTCCTCTTGAGCTTGTTCCTCGATTGCTTGCTTATTAGCTTTGTATTGTTCCAAGGCATCAAATTCGGCAAGTACCAAGGCATCCATTTCATCAAGCGTTGATTTCTTGAGTTCATACTTACCATCTTTAAAGTGTTTTTTAAGGCTGTATGTATCGTAGTTTGCCTCAAATGTTGACTTTTCAAGACCAGCAACCATACATTTATCCTCAAAGGTAGCCCGGACGACATCCACGCGCAACAATCGCTCATGTTCATCAATATCATCTCTGACTTTTCTAAGTTTAGATAACAACTCCCCTAATGGAATGCGTGATTCTTCAAGTTTTTCTTCAAATTCATCAAGTGGATTTTTGAAATTCTTAGCAATCTTTTTACGCTCATTATCTAGCCCATCATCAAGGGCTTTGTATCGTGTGATTTGTGCTTTGATTTCTTTATAATCAAGCTCATCAATCTTTTTATCTTCCAACTGTGCAACAGCTAGAGCAATTGCTTTATCCAGACTTTCAAAGTCAAGAGTGATTTTACCCGGCACATAAATTGGCTTAATATTATCTAATTCACTTAAAGTTACATCTTTTGTCATTCTTTTTATTCTCCTAGTCTATGTAAATTTTGATTTTGCCACCTTGTGATGAGTGTCCAAAACATAAATTTCCATCATCACAAATCAAAGCTAGTTCTAACCTTGATAAGTTTGGAGTATTCTTGTAAATCTCATAAAGTGAATGCCCATAGCCTCCACCAGCGTTGCCATATACAATATCAACCTTTTCTTGTTCTTCTGAACTCATTTTGTCGTATTCCCATTTTGTCTTAATAGAATACTTGTCTTGTAATTCTCTTAGAGCTGCTAGGTTAGATTGCTGTTTTTGTCTTTCGTTTTCTTTGAAAGCCCACGGTGAGTAGATTGTATTTTCTGTCATGTTCTATACTCCTTGTTTTGCATATGCTTTTTGAATTTGTGTATTGAGATATTCCATCACTACGTTATAGCCATCAACTGGTATTTGGTGAAAATCCTGAATTTGATACTTGCCCATTACAAAGTTTGCCACTACATCAAATTGCGCTCCCTTGACTGTTGCAAATTCTTCGATAGTCTTGATAATGTCTTGATATTGGATATTATCAACATACTTCACTTGGCTTTTTTGCTGTGACTGCTGGTTATTTGATTGCTGTTGTAGGCTAGACTGACCTTGTTCTTGATTTTCCTCAACTGGGTACTCATCAATATCTTTCTCACCGATAGCAAACAAACCTTGTAAGGCATATTTCCTAGCGTATGAGCTGACCGCCCCTGTCCATTGGGGTTCTTGCATCTGCTTGATTTGCCCTTTTTGAGTATTAAATACTGGTACTGGGCTTATTTCAGCATAGGCTGTTGATTGATATTTCTCATTTCTCTCATCGTTGAATGCTACTGCCGTTGCCTCGATAAAGATTTTTCCTGTAAGCTCAATTAATTTATCCGTTACGATTACAGACCAGTCACTTTTTAGCTCTTTAAAAGTTGTATAGATGTCCTCGGCATTTCTAAATGCGTACTTAACATCTTTTGTTTTCTTTTTTTCTAGTTGCATCTTTTGTTGCAACTCTGGGAAAGTTAGCTCTGCCATTATTCAACCTCCTTAATGAACTTGTACAATGGATATGTTTTACCTCCATAGTTTTTTGTACCTATTTGCACCATTACTTCTTGTATAATCCACTTTTTAGCCTTTGCTTTGGCAATAGTTGGATTATCCTTATGCCAGCCACTGTTGTAAGTTTGAGTGACTAGAATGTAGCAGGCACCATTAAAAAGAACTCTATCTTTTTCTGTAATTGTAAAATGCTTATTGCCAAGTTTTAGTTGAAATTCCATTTTCCTCCTCCTATGTGGATAACTTGCCTATCCATTTATTCTATAAGTACTAGTTTGTTGTTAATTAGTGATAGTTACTAATTAGTGCCGTCAGGCTTAGATTGTTGTTTGTTAGTGTGCGTTAGCACTGTATTGTTATATATTGGTACTTGTTATATAGTTAGTAATTGTTAGTATGCGATTTTACAAAGTTGTAAAATCTAACCTTGTAAAGTACAAAATTGTAAAGTACAAAATTGTAAAATACAAAGTTGTAAAACCTAATCTTGTAAAGTACCACCATTCGGATTATCAACATTTTTTGTGGATAACTCTTTTTCAAACTTTTCTAAGATATATCCAAAATATTCATCTGTAATGGGAATATCTTGAGCAAATCTATAATGCTGAATACCTTTACCCCTACCCAAACTTCTCTTAATTGTTCTTATGTAACCTTGCTTTTCTAACTCCTCAAAAGCTGACCTGTGACTTACTAGCCCATCTTTTGACCGTTTAGCAATTTCATCTGGGTATATACGCCAATCATCTTTGTTACTCAAGATAACTGCTAATACTCCCTTGGCAGAACTTGAAAGATTTGGATTTTGTAAAAAATGATTATTCATAGAGGTATAATTTTCATGCGTATTCGTGAAATATGTATTTCATTCCACCATTGCCTCCCATCTTTCTTCGTTAATTTTTCTAAAGATGTCATATACTGGATTATCATCTGTGATGACACAACCTGTAATATCATCAAGCTCCGTACCGTCTGCCATTACATGGGTTACGATGTAGTGCTCCTTAGCCATATTCTCTCCTCTCTAGCTTGTGCCAAAACCGTAAGAGTGTCCGCAATCGTTAAACCAACTAAGCTATTGATTAAAATATCGCTTAACTGGTAGTATTTACGTTGCCAATTACTTACTAATAGTTGTTGTGTGCTATCAAGTTCTTTCATTATGTGTTATAATTTAAGTAGTTAATTTTGATAAGTGCCTTACGGGTTGCCGCCCTAGGCGCTTTTTTTGCGCTTATAACCACCTCAACTGTTGCCTCCTTTTCTATATGATTATAAATCATATATGGTGTAAAATTTTTTAATCTGTACCATCAGATAAGCCTAGAATATCATCAGATGATACCCCAAAAAGTTTCGCTAGCTTGATAAGATACTCACCACCAATTTTTGTTTGGTCTTTTTCCCAATTACTAATTGATGTTTGAGTTACCTTTAGCTTTTCTGCTAGCTCTCGCTGTGACATTTTGCCATTTTTAGCTCGCAACTCTGCTATGGTTACCAT